CTCATAATATCGGCTGGCTTTGGCAGCCATTTGCCTGACTCGGTATTAACTACATGCCTGCTAAATGCCTGAGTGATTGCAGGAAGATCGAATTGTTTCAGCGCGCTCCACCAAACATCTAGCGTGAACCCATTTATTTCCTTCTCGTAGAATCCGTAAATACCTGCCAAACCTTCCCTGAATTTTTCAAAATCTTCCTGTTTCATAGCGAGCCTCTCATTTCCGGGGGAACCCATTCATCGACGTTGTTCTTGTTTTTTTGCATGAGAATATCTGGTTTTGTTGTTCTTTCGTTAGCCGGCTCATCAAGCCATCGGCCTTGATTGAGATAAGTTGATGGATTAGGTATATACCCCTCCATCCATTGCCTGGACATTACCTGCCATTTTATAGCTTTAATGATTTCAGGAAGATTAGGACTTACTTTCTTCCATGCTTTTGCAGCATCAAGTTTCCCCGTTTTTTTCGGGTATAAATTCCAAAAGTGATCAAAATCGTCAGATTTTCGATCAATAGCTTTTAAAGACTTTAATAGGTTTATTGGTTTATTGGTTAATGCGTTAATGCGTTCAGGTTCGTTTAGGTTATGTTCTGGGTTACCTGAAATAACCTGCTGGGTTTTCTTCGGCTCTGGTATTGACTTTGGCCTCCCACCCTTCTTGCCGTTGTTTCTTGAATTTTCTGCTTTATGCCTGTAATTAGCGATTTCCATATCGCATCTTTTATGAATCCATCCTTCATCAGTTAAAGTAAAAAATTCATCAAGGATGATTTCTATTGCACTTATTTCATCCTGGGTTCTTGCTGATAACCTACGAATAACCTGCTGGGTTTCTCTGGGTATTGGAGATTCAGATAAGTAATACATATCCAACAACTGGCGATAAACACCATGCTCAAGAAGTGATAAATGAACTGTATCTCTCCTGTAATCTCCGATGTTGTGTTGGTAGTAATGCATTTATTTGCTCTTCATCAAACGCGGTCAATGCCGATGAGCTGATTTATCATTAGAAAAATCCTTTAGGAATCGCGCAATAAAAAGGTGGAGTCCAAAGGAAGTGAGCTTACGCTCTGAGTGGAACTTTGAATTGCGCGATTTCTGAAAGATTCATTCGTTTTCCTTTAGGCCTCCACAGCCGATTGAAATTATAATGTACCACGGTTTCATGTTGATGTGTTTTATTTTTGAGCTTCCGTATTTTATTTTGCTACGGCTACACTTGCTACTTTTGCTACACTTGGCACTGATACGGGTGTATCTGTAGCAGGTGTAGCAACTGTAGCTGCCTAGAAAAACAGCCAGTCTAGCAAAAGGATAAGTTAGCCTGGCTGCGTGAATCATAGATAAAACCGATTTCAACGATCCGACTGCATCTGGTGCAGTTGTGACGCTAAATTTCTAGCGCATCGGTCAGGACGTTCATTCATCACGATGGGAGGTCATGAATTCTTCTTAGTGTTTCGCTCACCTAATTCCGGCCAGCGCGACAGATAATCTTCTGGGAAAAGCTTTTTTCTTGTAATCGGCCTTTCCTTTCCTGCCGTCGCTTTTTCGGCGAACGGCGCTAATCTAGCTAGGCGCCCTTCTGGAATTCTCTCATTCTTCAGCCACTCTGAAACTGATTGCATTTTTATGTTTAAGATTCTCGAGACCGCAGCCACCCCGCCTAGCGAGGAAATAATCTCTTTTGCCGTAAAATTCATTTTTAGTCCTAAAATTATTGAACAATTAGAATAGTAGGAGCACCTCTCTCAAATGTCAACGTTTTTTTCGGTATTGCCGTTTATTCCTCCGGCGAATTGAGCAGTCCAACAAAAATATTAGTCCTGCCTGTTGACAGGTCAGAAAGCTTAGACTAATATTGATGTGTTGAATAAAAAAGAAGGGAGGAGATAGTTATGCGGCAATTGACCGACTTGGGATTAATAGTAATTCTAATTATTTGTGTAGCGGTTGTTGTGCTACTTGACGATGGCGCGGGACAGAGGTGGTGCGATACCTATCAGATTTGCGAGGAGAATTATGAGAAAAATTAAAGCGTGGCGGCTGGCGAAGATTACAGGGAGCAAGAAGTAATGAATGCGTTGCCACAAGAAAATATCACGCAAGGAAGAGAAATGGATAGAACCACTTATATAGGAAGCTCGGATTGCGCTGCTATATTGGGTGTAAGTCCTTTTAAATCATCATTCGCCCTTTACCAAGAAAAGATCGGAGAATTTCACGAAGAAATAACGCCAGAGAAACAAAAGATTTTCAACCGGGGCAAGAAATTCGAGCCATTAATTCTTGATATGTTGGTTGAAGAGTTAGCGGATCGAGGCCATGACGTTGAAGAGATATCCAGGAATGAGCGCCTTCGTGATCCTGAATTACCTTTCTTGGCATCAGAGTCTGATATGGTGCTGCGGATTGATGGAGAGGTTATTAGTGCCGAAGCGAAGTCCGTAAACGGGTTTGCTTCTAAATTGTGGGGGGAGCCAGAAACAGACGACTTCCCTATTTATTACCAATGCCAGACCATGCACGATCTTATGGTTAAAAAAAGAAATAAATGCGTGGTTGCAGCATTGATAGGAACTGATGATCTGCGAATTCACTGGATCGAAAGAGACGAGGAAATAATTCAGGCGATTCGCGGCAAAGAAATTGAATTCTGGGACCGCATCCAGAACCGTAACCCTCCAGAACCCACAACAGCAGAAGATATTAATCGATTGTATCGGTTTGATTCTGGCGTTGTGATGGAAGCTGATGATGATTTACTTAGATTGATAGGTGAATTATCAATTTGCAAAGGTAACCACAGCGCAGCAAAAGCTAAAATTGATATTTTATCTACACAGATCAAGGCGCGTATGGGTGAAGCGGCAGTGCTAATGTATGCCGGGCAAAAGCTAGCAACTTGGAAATCATCGAAAGCGAGCATCAAAACAGACTGGAAGGAAGCATTTGCAGAGTTAAGCGGGTTTGTAGATGAGTTGGTTGCGCAAGAAATTGTGGAGCAGCACACGGACACGAAGCCGGGGCCAAGACCATTTTTATTAAAAGGATAAGATCATGTCGATGAGAGAATTAAAAGCGGCAGCCACAGGCAGGCAAGTAACAAAGCCAAAAAACATAAACGAATTGTCGCAATTTGTGGCCGGAAGAATGGGGCAAATAAAATCCGTCATTGCTAACAAATTAACGCCTGAGAAAATGGCAAGAATTGCGTTAAATGAACTGCGTAGTAACGCGTATCTGGCAAAGGTAGCCATGGAAAATCCAGGGAGCTTTGTCAATGCGATTATTCAAGCGTCGCACCTGGGGCTGGAAATTGGCGGCACATTGGGGCAAGCCTACCTTGTGCCATTCAAAGGCGAAATTAAGATGATGCCTGGGTATCGTGGGCTGATAGCGCTTGCCAGAAGGTCCGGCGAGATAAGTAGCATCAAAGCTGAAGTGGTCTATGAAAAAGATACCTTCGAGCTAGTGTTGGGATTAGAAACAAAAGTAACTCACATTCCAAATTTAGATGGAGATCGCGGAGAACCAAAACTTGCTTATATGGTTGCTAATTTTAAGGATGGCGGCAGGCACTTTGACTGGATGACTGTTGCCGAGGTTATGAAAATTAAGTCTCGCAGTTCTGCAGTGAAGTCCGGCAAAGAAACTCCTTGGGATACCGATCGTGATGAGATGATCAAAAAGACCATAATTCGCCGGGGCTGGAAGTATCTGCCAATGTCTGTCGAAATGCAGGACGCAGAAAAGATTGACTCCGCAGTTGATCAAGGGAAGGGAGTAATCATTGAAGATGGCGGAGTTATTTTTGATGAATTAACAGGTGAAATAGTTTCAGAAAAACAAATCACCGAACAAGCTAATCCAGACATAAAAGCCGAAGAAATTCAGACCAAAAGCAACGAACCTTCCGAAAAAGAGAAATCAGAAATACAGCGCAAACCAGTAGCTGAAGAAATGTCTGATCAGAAAAAGCGGTCATTCGATTTGGAGTAAAATCTGATGAAAACGACAAAAGAGCTAATGAGAATTCTTGGAGTTACAAACAAATCGGCGTTACGGATAGCGGCAAGAGAAAAATGGAAAAGGCTGGATAATGTTGGGAAAGGTGGGCATGCTTACGATGTTTCTGATATTCAGCTAAAAGATTTTTTGGGCGGCAAAGTGCATCAATCAACACAAGAAACCAGGCTTAAGAAGCAAATTGAATCATCAGAATATTTGCTTGGATTGATGGATAGAAGAATTTGTACGGTTGATTTTTAAAAGAAATTTAATCACAAACAAGGAGAAATGCAATGAGCAAACCTATAACGGATACCTTACATCACATAGGCGATGGCGGCTTTATTTCCCTAGCTAGCGAAAAGTTAGCGGAGCTAGTCCAGCGGGTGAATGAATTCGGTGGGTCCGGGAATATATCTATGATCATCTCTGTTAAAAAATCAACGCGAGGAGGAGCCATGCATGTTTCGGGCACAATCAAGCTGAAGAACCCAAAGGAAGTCCCCATGGAAGCGCTTCTCTTTGCCATGGATGATGGAGGTTTGACGCCGGATAACCCGCATCAAAAAAAACTCGATCTGCGCGTTATGGTGAATAAAGAAACTGGTGAACTTATACAATTAAATGAGGGGAAATAAAATGAAAAATTTCAAGGGCGACACACAATCTATCATTGATCTGATTTCAGCTATACAGCCGGTCGAAA